CAGACTTTGGTAAGGGCAATAAACAAGTATTCGACTCAGCAAGAGAAGTAACTGACGCTGTTATTGCTATGGGTGAAGAAGGTGGTCGTTTCGGTGATGCGGCAAAGATTAACGCTGACACTCTTACACAATCATTCTCAAACTTAAAAGGTTCTATTAATATAGCACAAATCGCTTTTGGCGAAGGTGCTAAAGGCGGTATGAAAATATTTGCAGAATCACTAAAGACTCTGTTAGATGAAAACGAAGATTTGATTAAAGGATTGGGCGAAGGTTTAGGTAATGTTCTTGCGGCACTACCAGCGGCATTTATTGCAGTCAAGGGTGTGATGGAAGATTTAGAACCAGTATTCAGACTTATTAAAACAATCGCAACAGAAATAGTTGTTCCACTAGGTAAATTAGCATTCACAACTATAGTTGCTCTAGCAGATGCAATTCAACCAGTAGCAGAGAAATGGCTACCGATATTAAAAGATGCATTTGTAAGTATAGCAAGTGCAATTTCTACAACCGTGACAGCGGCATTTGATGGTATCAAAGCTACTATTGAAACTGTGATGAACTTCATCACTGGTGCTGTTGACAAAGCAATGGCGGCTTATAATCTGATTAAAGGCATTGGCGGCAATGTCAGAGACGCAGGTTCAGCAGTCGCAAACAGAGCGGGTGAAATGGGTTCAGCAGTTGCAGACAAAGCTAGTGAACTTGGAACAGTTGCTCTTGAAACTGGTAAAGATTGGTATAATGGTGTTACTGGTTGGTTTGGTGATACAGAACAAGAAGTCGTAGGCAACTCAATTGTTCCAGATATGGTAAACGCTGTTGGTGATTGGATGAACATGCTACCAGCTAAAATGGCAGAACCAGCGATGCTGGCTGCTAATCAAACAACAATGGCTTTCAGACAACTAATGGATACTGTCAACGCTATGCAAGCTACAAGTCCCGCTGCCTCTCCTGTTAGCGGTATTTCAGCATCAGCAGGTGCTATGTCAAGTAATGTTAGTTTCAATATCTCTGGTGTAAACATCGGGTCTAATGAAAAGCCAACACCAGAAATGACAAAGTATATTGAAGGCGTTGCTGTTCAAGTAGCACACAAAGTTCTTAGACAGAACACAGCATTTGGAGGTCTAGTATAATGGCAACATTACCACTACAATCAAGAATGTCATTATCGACAAATTACAGTTCTACTGCGAGACATAGACTTGTAGAGTTTGGTGATGGATACATTCAAAGAACACCACTTGGAATTAATAACCCAAGACGCACTATATCAGTAACACATGAAAATCTAAGTTTATCAGATGCAGACACACTCATTTATTTTTATGAACTGCGTCAAAGAATTGCAGATGCGATTGACATCTCAGCAAACGCATTACTACGAACATCAGGTAAATTCTATCTAGAAGGTTTTGATGTCCAAATGAGCGATGACAATAAACGCACAGTTACAGCAACTATGGTAGAGGTGTTCGATTTATGAGTTTACCAGCAATACAATCGCAAAAACTTCTTACTAATAAAGTAACAGATTTGTATGAATTTGATTTTACAGTGATTGGTGGTAGCGCAAAAATTTACATTGCATCTGGTCAAGAACCAGATGGAAGTGGTGGTTATCAAAAGATTGACATTGCTTGGGATGACGAATCGGGTGTTCAAGTATTCGATCAAGTAGATTTAACGATTTCTTCACTACGCTCAGATTTAACTGGTCAAGTTGCAGAACCTAGTCTTACGATTGCGGCAGACACATTATGGAATATTGCAGGTTGGGCAGGTGCAACATCTGGTTTCAGTATGATGGATTATCGTGGGTTATCTGTCAACAGAAAACGTTTATTCTATGGAACGTATTATAATATGATCCCACAAAGATTTTTTGTAAAGAATGTTGAAGAACTAACTCCAACACAAATATCATTTACACTTACGCCAAGTCTGGGAACAGAAAATGGCAATAAACCGAGCGCAAGAAAGTTGGAGATATAAATGTTCAAAGGTCAAGATTTAGGTCAATTCATTAAAACAAAACTAGCGCAAGAAATACAAAAATCACAGATTGGTAACTTTATTAAACAAAAAGGTGCGCCACCAATCACAGCTACAGTTAAGAAAACTAAACTGGGCGAGAAATCAAAGACAGCAGATGGTATCGATATGGGTCAGCAAGTAGATGCTGGTGTTATCCCAATCATCTACGGTCATGTTGGTATGTCTAACACACAGTTTGATTTAGGTCAGAAACCAAGTGATGTAGACCCAGAGTTTGTTACACAAGAAGTTAAATTTCCAGTATCAGAAGGTCCAATCTTTGGACTTGCTTTTAGAACGCTTAATGGTTCAAGAGATTTAACTGGTCTAGCAGAAAACTCTATAAGTAGAGCCTTAGATGACACAACAGAAAATCTAAAACAGGTTCTTATCAATGACTCACTTGTAATTGACCCAAAAACAAACGTTGCTAACTTCAAAGACATCAAAATGGAAATGACTATCGGTGATGGCACGGGTGTTTTTCAAAGTGCAACAATCACAGATTACAATCCATTGCTACAAGAAGAAGATGGTGACAAGATTGAAGCTATCACAGACCCAACAGATGGTAAGCTACTAAATGACTTGGGTGATGTTACAGCGGCAAAAGGTGTTAACTATGTTTTGTTCTGGAATACAGAAACAGGTCGTTGGGAAGCAAAGTCATTCAACGCTCTACTAAATGAAACAGGTGCTACTTACGATGGTGGCGCAGGTGGTAGTGGTGGTTCTGGCGGTAGTGGTGGATCAGGTGGACTAGGCGGAACTGGTGGTGGTGCTACTAGTGATACTGCAAAAACTTACACACAATGGAACCCACCAGCAACTCATATAGAAACAACTGGCACACTAAAAACGACAACAACTATAACATCACCGACAGGTGCTGGAGCGGCTGTTGTAAGTGGCAAAGGTGCGCCTCTACGTAGACTAGATCAAACAACACCATACTTTACAACAGACATTGACTTTGCAGATGTAGATGAAACAGTAGACACAATTGACTTAACAACATTCTTCCCAGAAGGTATCTACAAAGAACTTACAACAGTATCTACAGTAGTAGATGGAACAATAACTCTATGTGGCACAGAACGTCCAATCACTGGCAGTGGTGATTTAAATTGTTTAACACCAAATGTAGAACTTGCACCAGATGGTCAAACATCAACAACTAAGACACGTGCAAATGGTTCAGTTACAGTTTATTATGTTTTAACGACAACTCTATGTGGTCGTGAGTTTATTCTAGATGAAAGTAGCTACACTATTTCACATCTAAAGAATGGTGGTTACAAGCACACTAAAAGTTTAGCTCCAATGTCTATGAATGCAGGTAGCGGATCACGTGAAGATGGATCACAACAGATTGGTTCTATCTCAGGTGCAAACGATTGTAACGCAACAGCATTAGATGACTTTAACTTTCAAGATTACACACTATCAGATTATCTAACAACTTACCCAGATCAAATACTTAAAGCGGCAAACACTGTTAAAGTATATGCTTGGTTCGATAATAAGTCAGATGACGAATACACAGTTTCTACGAATGCATACTTACATGCAGTAGAAGTAGTAAAACCACTAGATGACTTTGATGGGCTTTACAAGCAAGGCACATTAACTCAAAGTGCTTATCAGTTGTTTGAACCAGATCATGGCTTTAAAGCATTCATTGCAGATACAGAATCAGATGGTTTTGACTTAGATGACAAGCGTAGATACACACAAGCAATCACTGGTTCGTTTAGTGACACTAGCCCGCCAGAAGCATTAGTAGTTCAAGATGGATTAGCATCAACTGGTAGTTCTGGTGATGCAGGTTCAACAGGTAGTGACGGTGTAGATGGTTCAACTGGTAGTGCAGGGACAAGCGGAACAGTAACAGTTCCGAGCGTTCCAGATATTCCGTTTGCAGAAATGTCAAAAGACAGTGCATACAGTGGTGATGGTGTAGCAGATACAGTTACACTGCCAAGTTCAACAGTGACAAACGCAGATGCACTAGCAAGCAATACACTTAATATCTTAGTTGATAAAGGTTCATTAGATGTTGTGACAGTTCACCCACAAGTAAGCGCAATTGGTAGAAACACAAGTGCATTAACTCTTATTGGCACAGCGGCAAATCTACAAACAACATTAGACAGTGGCTTGAAGTTCTACAGCACAACAGCTACAACTGGTGACGTTACAATCACACATTACATCAGTTCTAGTGAAGGTAATTCAAGAACAACAAGAACAATTCGTCCACAAGCAGTAACGAATTATGAAGCACCAAGTTTCACATTTACAGTAATTGAAACAACAGGTAATTGTAATGTTAATGTCAGAGGCAAAAGCATTATGGATGAAGTCGTGGCAAGTGGGACAGTAGAACAAATAGCAACTGCAATTGCAGAAAAAATTAATGCATCAAACACACTTCCAGATTGGAAAGCAGAAACATTTGGTCAAGATGTAACAGTAACAGGACCGATTGGACTTGGTGCAAGTTACAATGGTGCAGTAGTTACTAACAGTTCATCATCGTCATTATCTACGACACTAGATAACACACCATCAACAAAAGTAGAAGGTGGCGTTTCACCAAGTCGTATCTCACAACCAAAGCAGTCTACAAAACAACTAAAAGGCAAGTTTATCCCAGCACTAGCATTTACAAATACGCTAGATGCAAGTGATGTTTCATTCTTTCAAGTTAAGTATCGCCCAGAGCAAGGCGATGGAGAAGCAACACTAAGTGAGATTGGTCTTTATGTTGCAGGTATGGCACAAATGGAAGAACCAAATCAATCTGATGGGCTAACTTTCGAACAATGGAAAACAGCAAATTACACATCGACAAAAGGATGGGCTTCAACGACAGGTTGGGTATTCTTTGATTATCTAACTAATACACGTTACGGACTTGGTAATGACATTATTCTTAATGATGCACAAAAAGAACA